TTTACCAAGCCGAATCCTGTACAAGAGAAGTTACTGTCGGCCTGGGGGGACCAGTCCCTCAAGGTCTTTACATTTACGGGGGCGAATCGGATCGGGAAAACAACGATAGGTACTGTGATAGCTATAAGTACACTTATGGGATTCTGGCCATGGAATAAAGAGCCTATTATATTTCCGCACAAAAAACCGCGGAAGGTGCGCTACATCGGGCAGGACTGGGAGAAGCAGATTAAAGCTGTGCTTGTACCTGAGCTTGAGAAGTGGTGGCCCGGCATAAGGGATGTCAAAAAGAAAAAAAATAATAACGGAGTCGATTCTTTCTGGACGGATCTCATAACAGGGAGCACTCTTGAGATAATGTCAAACTTGCAGGAGTCTGAGCTGCATGAAGGCTGGTCTGGTGACTTGGTTATTTATGATGAGCCGCCCAAGAGGGACATCCGTGTGGCTAACGCCCGCGGCCTGATAGACCGGAAGGGTCGTGAGTTATTTTGCATGACGTTGCTTAAGGAGCCCTGGGTAGATCGGGAGATAATTAAGGCGGTGGATGAGAACGGTCGGCCGGATATGTCGGTATTTAACGCCCATGGTGATATCTCAGTTAATGTGGGGTTTGGGATCACCCAGGAGGGTGTTAATCAGTTTGCTAAAACGCTTACGGACGAGGAGAAAGACGCCCGGCTAAAAGGCGTACCGTCGTATATGAGTGGGTTGGTATATCCGAAATATGACAGGCGTACGCATTTGGTCGAGAGATTTCAGGTACCACTGGACTGGGTTGTAGATATTGCAATAGACATTCATCCACGGGAGAAGCAAGCTGTGCTTTTCATGGCAGTGGCTCCTAATGGCTTAAAGTATCTTATTAATGAGATATGGGACTACGGTGACGGGACATGGGTGGGCGAGGAGATAGTCCGGTGCTGCAATATGAGCACATACCGGGTCAACCGGATTATTATAGACCCACTTTCAAAAGGGGACAGTAATAACCAATCGACGGTATATGAGAAAGTACAGATGGCATTAGGAGCGCACGGTTACCCGTTGGAGACGGCCTCAAAAGATAAATCATCTGGCATATTGCTGATTAAGGAGCACTTATGTGGCCCTAATAAGCAACCGTCTCTGTACATATTCGATGACCTGATCCGGACCATATTCGAGATCGAGGGGTATATGTGGGATAAAGAAACACAAAAGCCGATGGATAAAGACGATCATATGATGGAAAATTTATATCGCTTGACGTTACTCGATACGTTATGGTACGAGAGGGATACGCAAGATAAACACGGTGCGATCGGCACACAAGGAAGGAGCGTCATAGGTGGGTATTAAGGTTATCGGACCAGCAAATGCATTTACGATTAGCCATGATTCTAATAAAAAATGCATTAATATAAAATACAATGAATCGATAGTCGATATGCGTGAAGTGGGCGACATCAGGTTTGAAACAATATTTGATGCGAATCTCGGTGCCATCCGTAGTTTTGTTGAAGGGCAGCTCGAAAACTATTGTAGGAGTATTAACACTTCCATATAGGAATTAAAAAAATCGAACAGTTTATTTAATTCGCAAGTCGCGAAGCTTGCCCCTGACGAGACTATCGTTAACGCCATGATTGTAGGCAATGACGACCGGGGACAAGCTATTTCGCATTTCCAGATAGGAGTTAAATGGATACTAAAAAAATCGAACAGTTTATCTCCAGTAACAATATCGCAATCGGTATGGAGAAAGAAGCCCTCGCTAAGATAGGGCAGGATGTTATTACTGGGTATGAGATAGACCTCGAGTCCCGGGCGGATACAGATAAGATAAACAAAGAGGCCATGGACCTGGCCAATCAAACATATGAAAAGAAGAGCTTTCCCTGGCCTAATGCAGCCAATGTAAAATACCCGCTTATTACCGTAGCAGCTATTCAATTCGCAAGCCGGGCATTCCCGGAGCTTGTCCCCGATGAGACAATCGTCAACGCCAAGATTATAGGCAATGATGATCAGGGGTTAAAAGAAGAACGGGCACGGCGGGTCGGGCGGTACATGGACTACCAGTTGACAGAAGAGATTGGGGGCTGGATGGACGATACTGATCGTCTGCTTCATGTCCTACCAATTGTTGGCACATGCTTCCGTAAAGTGTATTACGACAGCCTATTGGGCCATGTAGCGACAGAGTTCCTGTCTTATGCAGATGTGGTTGTAAACGCCAAAGCTAAAAGTCTAAAAGAGGCCAGACGTGCCTCACATAAATTTTATAAATATAATAATTATGCAGTCGAAATGGCTGCCGCAGGTTTGTGGTTAGAACAAGAATTAGGGGATGCACCGAGTGAAGACAACGATGAGGACGCGCCCCATTTATTTATTGAGCAGCATAGGTGGCTTGATTTGGATGATGACGGTTACGAAGAGCCGTATATCGTAACAGTGCATAAAGACTCCAGTCAGATTATGAGGATTGTGGCTCGGTACGATGCCGATAGTCTTGTACTAAAAGCGGGCAAACTCGTTCGGATCAATCCTATTCAGTACTTTGTAAAGTATCCGTTCATCCCTAATCCGGCTGGGGAATTTTATGATATTGGATTCGGGACACTTTTGTATCCTATAAATAGCTCAATTAATACTACGATAAATCAACTACTGGACGGGGGTACCCTTGCCAATACCGGCGGCGGGTTTCTTGGCAGGGGCCTTCGATTAACAAAGGGTGAAGTGCGGTTTGCACCCGGCGAATGGAAACAGACTGACATTATGGCGGCTGACTTAAAATCCGGCATTGTGCCTTTGCCTATACGTGAGCCGTCTCAGGTATTATTCTCTTTGTTAGGGCTCTTAATTTCCGCTGGTCGGGACATATCGTCTGTCCAGGAAGCTATGTCCGGAGAGAAACCAGGGGAGAATGTTTCGGCAGCGACAGTTACAGCGTTGATAGAGCAGGGACTAAAAGTTTTCAGTGGGATATATAAAAGGATCTATCGATCATTTACAGAAGAATTAAAGCTTATATATAAGCTTAATGCTAAGTTTCTTAATGAAAAACACTACGTTGACGTTCTTGATGAGGACGTTAATAAATCAGATTTTGATATTAAAAGTTGTGATATTGTGCCTTCGGCGGATCCGCTATTTACATTGGAGGCTCAACGGGTTGGGAAAGCCGAAGCTTTAATGAAGATATCCGGGCGTAAAGGCTTAGACGAGGACCGGATTACAGCACAATATCTTAAAGCAATAAAGGCACCACCGGAGATGTTATTGCCGCCGGATGCAAGACCGCCAGAACAACCGGATCCAGAGATGGAAAAACTTAAATTGGAACGAGATAAATTTGGATTGGAGGTGCAGAATGCTAATTTAGAACGTATGAAGCTCTTTGCAGAAATAGAAGACCTGCGGGCAAGAGCTATTAGTTATATTGCTAAAGCAGAAGCTGAGGAAGAGGGTGTACAATTAGCAAGTTATAAAGCGTTCATAGATGACTTGGGCGCTAAAACACAAGCGATGAGGACGGAAGATGCAAGAGTACCGAGAGTGGAGGGCACACCCAGTAACACAGAGGGTGTTCAGGGAGTTGCGGGCGGTGAGAGGGGGGCTGGTGTTTGATCTTATAAACGGCGGAACCCTTAAAAATGGAGAAGGTACCAGTGAGGCGACAGCTAAAATTGTTGGTATCATATACGGAATTGATTTAATATTGGACATGAACTTCGAGGAAGAGAGGAAGGTAAATGAATAAAAGTGGATTGCACCCGGTAGAATTTAAGATACTTGTTAAGCTTGATACCGTCGACGAGAAATCATCTGGTGGGATATTTATTCCTGCTACATTACGGGACAAGCAGCAGATGATGCAGGTAGAGGCCACACTTATTGCTTTTGGTGGTAACGCCTTTGAAGACTGGGAAGGGAGTGTACCAAGAGTAGGTGACCACATCTATGTTGGTAGAGCAGCGGGGTATGAAGTAAGGGGGGTTGACGGGGAGAAGTATCAGTTAATGAACGATAAAGATATCGCAGCGATTATTGAGGAGACATAGGCATGACAGAGGCAAGTGTAGAAGACAGAGCTAAACGCATGGGCTGGGTCCCGGAAGAGAGCTTTAAAGGGGATAAAGACCGGTGGATAGGGGCAGATAAATTTGTTGAGAGAGGCGAGAATGAGCTCCCTATAATGCGGGAACGCATGAGAAAAATGGACGGGACAATCGTCGGGCTTAACAACACTATATCCGGCATGAAAGATACCTTCGGTAGATTTCAAGAGCATCAAGCTGGTGTGTCTAAAAGAGCCTATGACAAGGCGATGAAAGACATTACTAATCGACAGAGAACTGCTGTTGCGAATGGGGATACCGACAGTTTTGATAAGGCCGAAAAAGAAAAAGAGGATCTCGTGCTGGAAGCGCCAGTAGGTAACGTACCGACAACTGACCAGGCCGCAGAAACCGAATTTAACCAGTGGGTCGCTGGTAATGAATGGTTCAATGAGCCAGACTTGCAGAAATACGCGGGTACGATGTCCGTGTACCTTCAGGACCAGACGGGTCTCACCGGTGTGAAATTATATGATGAAGTGAAAAAAGAAGTTGAGCTCCGGTTTCCGGATAGATTTAATAATAAGAGACGGGACGAGCCAACAGCAGTCATGGGTGATGGAGAGGCACCTGTTAAACCTGGAAAACAAACATTCGGCAACCTCCCCAAAGACGCGCAGGAGAGTTGTAAACAGTTTATTAAAGATATACCGGGTTATACCAAGGAACAGTACCTTAAAGATTACCAATGGTAAAGGGAGATAGAAATGGCAACAGACAGAAAGAAAAGGGTACCTTTAGGTGTCCAACGACTTAAAATGGCGATGAAGGACCGACCGGGCTTTAAGAGACGGTGGGTGAATGACAAGGGAGACAGGCTCAGTCAGGCAATGGAAGGCGGGTATAATCTCGTAGCAAGAGATGGTGCGGAATTTACCGAGGAAGATGTGGCTAATAGGAATGATAGTTTGAATAATGCGATATGCAAGCCGGTGAACTCCGGTGAATTAAAGGCATACTTAATGGAGATTCCGACCGCACTTTATAATGCGGATCAGAAGATAAAAGCTGATAGTATTAATGGAACAGAAGATGGCCTCCGACGGGGAGCAGATGCGCACGGGCAACCGGGTACTGATGGTCGATATATCCCGAGGGAGGGAATTAAAATAGCATAAAGAGGTGACAAATGGCTAATAAAGATACACCATTGGGTCTGGTTCCTATCAGACACTCGAACGGCGCCCCGTACAATGGGGCATTTTCTGAATATTACATTCCTGTAGGTTACGGTACGGCACTTGGTGTCGGGGATCCGGTAGTTATAACCGGAGAGTCCAATACCACAGCGTATAAGGGGAACGCACCGGGCACTTTGCCCGCAATAAGTAAGGCCGCTGTGGACTCGGGCTATGTAACCGGCGTTATTGTTGGTTTTAATGTACTTCCTGACGATCTTACCAAGACATATAACGCTGCGAGTACTGAGCGTATTGCGTATGTTGCGGATGATCCTGATCTTGTTTTTGAGATTCAGGAAGATAACGCAGGTACGGCGCTTACTGCTGCCGCAGTAGGATTAAATGCTGATTTTATTTTCACACATTCTCTTTCGACAACCTCTGGTAAGAGCGGAGTGGAGTTGAACGGGAGTACTGCGGCTACCACGAATACATTTCTGCTTAAAATCAGGAGACTGGTTAATCGAGTTGATAATGAACTGGGGGCAAGTGCGAAATGGGAAGTTACCATTAACCTTCATACACAAAGATACGTAACGGGGTATTAAAATGAGTATTATAACAACGAGTAATCACCCAAAGGCTCTCTGGCCGGGTGTTGCGGCCTGGTGGGGCCGCACATACGATGAGCATAAAACAGAGTATACTGATTTGTTTGACATCGAGAGTTCAAATCAGTCTTACGAAGAGGACGTACAGTTAACCGGGTTTGGCTTGGCGCCTGTTAAAGCAGAGGGCGCAAGTGTGTCTTATGATACTGAGTCCCAGGGGTTCGTTTCCCGCTATACACATGCGGCAATAGCCCTCGGTTTCATCTGTACGTATGAAGATATAAAGGATAATTTGTATCCGGTAGTGGGTAGGCGGCGTGGGCAGGCAAATGCTTTTTCCATGCGGCAGTCAAAAGAGATTATCCATGCTAATATTTATAATCGTGCCTTTAACGCCAGTTATACGTTTGGTGACGGTAAAGAAATTCTTGCCACGGACCACCCATCTACGGCCGGAACTTGGTCAAACGAGCTGGCGACACCTGCTGATTTTTCGGAGGAAGCGCTTGAGGATCTGCTGGTAATGATTATGACGGCTGTGAATGACAGGGGCCATAATATTAATCTTATGGCGCAGAGTTTGCATATTCACCCTAATGGTTGGTTTGAAGCAAACAGGGTGTTGAAGTCCGTTCTTCAAAATGACACTGCGAATAACGCGCTTAACGTGCTGAAAGCGACAAATGCTCTCCCTGGTGGTATTAAGATGAATCATTACTTCACGGACACAGACGCATGGTTTGTAAGAACCAATGCTCCGCGGGGTATGATCGGCTACCAGAGGGATAGCTATCCGCTAAAGCAGGACAACGACTTTGATACGGGTAACGCAAAGGCAAAATCTTATGACAGATTCTCTGCTGGATGTACTGACCCTCGCGGTCTGTATGGCTCAGCCGGGGCATAAAGCATAAAGCATAAAGCATAAAGCATAACATTGGGGGAGTAACATCCCCCATTCTTAACTATAAAAAATTCATAACTGACCGCAATGCGGTTTTATAGGAGGGCAAAAAATGCCTATTTCAAATTACCCTAAAGGGTTCGCTAATGGTATCAACCTTCGCGGACTCCCAATTCTAAACACGTACCCTGGAAAAGTTTTCTGGGTTGGTACAGGCGGTAGTAACGGTAACAAAGGTACTTTTGACAGGCCTTTTGAAACCATTGACTATGCTATCGGGAGATGTACCGCTAACCGCGGGGACGTAATCTTAATCAAGTCCAATTATTATGAGGAAATTACCACAGCGGCGGACATTACAGTTGATATTGCCGGCGTTACGATAATCGGTATGGGCCGAGGTAGTGACATGCCTATGATAGACTATGGCGCTGCGGCAGCATCGGTGTCTATTGCCGCTGACAATGTAGCCATGCAGAATATCAACTTCCATGCCAATGTTCCGGAGGTAGTGGTGGGTGTGGATATACAAGACGGTGTCGATTATGCGGCGCTCTTAGGTTGCAAAGTTGATGTTGAGACAACCGCTACCGATGAGTTTTTTATTTCTATTCAGACAAATGACGCATCTAATTTTGCGCTGATTGAAGGGTGTGACATTGATAACGGACTCGGTGCTGCGGTACACGCGATTAAGTTTACTAAAGATACTGACGGAACTATCATTCGGGGTTGCACTATTCAGGGGGATTATTCTACAGCAAACATAGGTGGGATAACAACTCTCTCAACGAAACTTGATATCGACGGGAATCTTCTCATTAACGGTGCAGCAACGGCGCTAAATACAGAGCCGGTAATTGAGTTGCTTACAGGTTCAACCGGGATCGTCCGGAACAACTATTGTGTCTGTGATTTGGCGACTAAACTTGCGGCCATTGCTGCGAATTCGGTTCTTCTTTTTGAGAATTATTATAATGAAGACCTTACGGGTACCGGCGGTCTTATTGGCGTTGTATCAGCAGATGACTAGGGGATATGGTGACAGATTAAAGAACTTGTATTGACAGCAGGCGGTAAATGATATAAGAAACTTTTAAAAGCGCCGTGTAAAAGCGGCGTTCACAATGAACGCTTTTGAAGGAGATTATAATGAGCACACCGAAAAGATTTCTAAATGGAGTAACAAACGTAACAATTGACAATCCTTTGGGGAGACTCCCCTACCTTGATCCTACTAAATGGGCCATATGGTTCGATGATTTCCTGCATTATGATGTAGCACAGGGGGATGCCGCTTGGATACTTGATGTAGTTAACGCCGGCGCGGATGCAGTTGTCGGTCCTACAGGAGTTTTGACGCTAACCGTAACTGGCGCAAGCGATTCACTTGGGTTACAGCAATCGAATGGTGTCTGGCAATTAACAGCAGGAAAAAAGGCTATCTTTAAAGTCAGATGTAAAATAGTTAAAGCGGCGGGTACAATCGGGCAGGAAGGTTTTGTAGTCGGGTGTACTTCTGTCCAGACAACTACAAATTTTATGGACGCTCCGCCCCCTACTGCAAGAGCCTTTGATGATGGGTGGTGCTTTACAAGTTATGATGCCACCACGGATATTATTGCTATGCAGGGCGAAGCGGATACGTTCTCAACAGAGGTTGGCGCTACAACGTATGCAGACGATACCTGGATGGAACTGGCGATTTATTGGGACGGGTATAAATCCATCTTCTATAAAGATGATGTTGAACTATGTGAAATTACCACAAACCCCCCGACTTCTGTAATTTCTCCGGTTGCTTTTTTTAGCGCCGGCGAAGCTCAGACAGATGCGTTTCATGTTGATTATATGTTTATGGCAGTCGAAAGATAAGGGAGGCGTTCTATGGCTGATACAGTTACAAGTCAATGGCTTTATCCACCTAATTGGGATGAGACACCACCAAGTAGCGGTGGGGTTAAACGGATAATCAAACGGTTCACCTGTGTTAGTGATGGCACGGGTGAGTCGAACGCGCTTAAAATTGATATATCTGAGTTAAGAACTACACTTGGTAGGCCTGCCGTGAGAACAGTAATTGAAAAAATAATATACGCTCAAACAGGCTTTGCGAATGTTAGGCTTACTTGGGATAGAAACCCGGCAGTTACCATATGTCTTCTATTGCATCGAAATGGTATAATGGATTTTAAACCTGGTGGTGGTCTGGTCGATCCGGGTGAGGAAGGTGATGAGACAGGAGATATTCTCTTAACGTCTACCGGCGCGGATTCGGGGGATGCATACGATATAACAATTACTTTGAGACTAAAGGATAAATAATGGCAGCGAAAAAGAAAATTAAAATTAAGATTAATCCGAAAGGCCTTTTGAGAAATGTAGCAAAAAGAAGAAAGGCACTAAAAGATGTAATGAATTACGGTCGTAAAAAGAAAAAATAGGGGGTAAATTATGACGTATATTCCGGGGGACTTTTGGCGTATCTGTGACAGGTGTGGTGGGAAATTCCGTCAAAGTGAAACGCTAAAAACTTGGGATGGGCTGTGGGTCTGCAAGAAAGATTGGGAACCACGGCATCCCCAGGATTTTGTCCATGGACGGGGCGACAGGCAGTCAGTGCCAGAACCCCGTCCTGAACCGGAAGACTATTTTTTATCAGACAATGAAGTAACAGCGGGAGATTTATAATGACGACATCCGGTTCGTATGATTTTGGTCTCGATAGGGATGGATTAATTAGCAAGGCGTATACTATGGTCGGGGCAGTAGCGATAGGCGAAGATCCGACAACAGACGAATTAACAGAAGGTGGTAAGACCCTTAATCTCATGCTTAAGGGGTGGCAGACTGAAGGGATAGCCTTATGGCTAAACCAGACGGTTACGCTGTTCCTTGGGTATGGGACCCAAAGCTATTCCCTGGGGCCATCGGGTGACCACATGTCTGCTTCCGTCGTTAAGACAGAAGTAGCGACGGCAGCTTCTTCTGGGGATACAGATATCGTTGTAGATTCCATTACGGGAATTACAAACGGTGATTATCTTGGTATCGAATTGGACGATGGCACCGTTCAGTGGACTACCGTTAATGGTGTACCTTCAGACTCCACGCTTGTTGCGGCGGCGGTCCTGACAGATGATGTGGCAGTTGATAATCACATTTATACTTATACAACGAAGGCGCAAAGACCTTTAGAAATAATCGAAGCCCGCAGGATAAGCGGAGATGATATATCCACGCCATTGCTACAGGTATCCAGGAATGAGTATATGTCGCTTTCCGATAAATCAAGTTCAAGCATTATAAATCAAATATTTTATGACCCGCAGTTAACCAATGGGGCCCTGTTCGTTTGGCCGACTTGCGCAGACGTACAGGACACGCTTGAGTTAACGATTAAAAAACCAATAATGGATTTTGATGCGGGTGACGATGATGGGGAGTTCCCTGTCGAATGGACAATGGCCATCGTAAGTAACCTGGCTGTCTTAATCGGCATGGAGAATGGGATACCCTTGAACGCACAATTAGGTAGGCTGGCAACCGAGAGTAAGTTTATGGCTCGTACATTTGATGACGAGAAAACATCTGTATTTTTTCAGCCAGTGCGGAGGTAGCATATGAGCGGTCCAGTTATAGAAATACCGTTCCTTGGTGGGGCGTATGAAGGCCGTTCAAAAAGCCTGAATGCACAGCAGAGCGTTAATCTCTTTCCGGTTTCTGACCAGCAGGAGGCCAAGACGATCCTTGCCATGTACGGCACGCCAGGCACCGTTGACTTTGTTGATACCGGTACGGCAGCGGTTGTACGGGGAATCCACGTTATGGGGGTCTATCTATATGCGGTTGTAGGTGCCGACGTATACGAGATTACCGTGGCAGGTGTGGCTACAAAGTTAGGAGTCATTACGACTGCTACCGGTCATGTCGGTATGGCGGATAATGGTACTCAGCTTCTAATCGTAGATGGGACCGACAAAGGCCATATCGTGACCACAGGGGCGATTGCGGATATTACTGATGGTGACTATCCTGTAGCTACCGGATGTACCTTTTTTGATGGATATTTCATCGTTTCAGTAAAGGATACGGGTCGAATTCAGATATGTAAATTATACGATGGGACTTCATGGGATGCGCTTGACTTTGCGACAGCAGAGGCGTCACCGGATGCACTCGTCGGGATTGGTACCACAAGACAAAACATTTGGTTGTTTGGCGAGTACTCAATAGAAGTCTATTATAATGCTGGTGATCCGGACTTTCCATTTCAGAGAGTTCCTGGGGCCATAATAGATTTAGGATGTGAGTCGGCCACGTCGATTACTGAGATCGAGGGGGTGTTGTATTGGCTCTCGAATAAAAAGACGGTCGTCCGAGGAGAGGGATATGGGTTCACGACAGTATCTTCTCCCGGCATAGATTATCAGATATCAACGTACGCTACGACGGATGACGCTGTGGGCTATACGTACTCGATTGAAGGCCGGACATTTTACGTCCTTAATTTTGCAACGGAAGACAAAACATGGGTGCTTGACACGAAATCAGGTCAATGGCACGAATGGCAGAGTTATATATGACTACAATAGGGGTTACAGGGCGGAATAATAAAGGTCAATTAGGTCTTGGGGGTACAACAGATAGAGACGAATTTATTCCAGAGGGATCGGGTGCTGATTGGACTACTATTGCTTGTGGTGAACAGCATACAATGGCCATTAAATCCGACGGTACCTTATGGGCCACAGGGTACAATTATTTTGGTCAATTGGGTCTTGGGGATAGTGGGGCGGATACAGATAGAAATACTTTTGAAAAAGTAGGTTCGGGTACCGATTGGGTGGCGGTAGCTTGCGGCAGTAGTCATACAATGGCCATTAAATCCGACGGTACACTATGGGCTACAGGGTATAACACATTTGGTCAATTAGGTCTTGGGAATACAACAAATAGGGATACCTTTGAAAAAGTGGGGTCGGGTACCGATTGGAGTATTATAACTTGCGGGAGTTACCATACAATGGCCATTAAATCCGACGGTACACTATGGGTTGCAGGGCGTAACAATAGCGGTCAATTAGGTCTTGGGGGTAACACACAGAGGACATCGTTTGTCCCGGTAGGATCAGATACTGATTGGACCAGTATAGCTTGTGGTGGCAACCATTCAGTAGGTCTTAAATCCGGCGGTGCGATATGGACCACAGGGCTTAATACTTCTGGCCAATTGGGTTTTGGAGATAATACACAAAGAGATGACTTTACCCAAGTAGTGATCGCCGGTACTGATTGGGCCAGTATAATTTGTGGCTTGCACAGTACTATGGCAATTAAAACGACGGGTACGTTATGGGCTACAGGACTTAACACTACCGGTCAATTAGGCCTTGGGGATGATACTAACAGAGACGAATTCGCGCCAGTGGGAGTGGATGCTGATTGGCATAGTGTAGTTTGTGGGAATAGTCATACAATGGCCGTTAAATCTAACGGTACATTATGGGCTACAGGACTTAATACTTACGGTCAATTAGGCCTTGGGGATGATACTAACAGAGACGAGCTTACGCAAGTGGTAGTAGAGGATATCGTTTGGGATACTATATTTTGTGGAAGTCACCATAGTATATCTTTTGGATTCTTTTTTAATTCCGGTAACCACCGCAGCATCTCCGGTATAGACTCAGGTGTGTTATTTGCAGGAAAGACCATGATTGGTGATAGATCAAATGGTAAGATATACTATCTGGACATGGATACATATACAGATAATGGTCTCCCTATCACTCGTACCCGAAGGACACAGATAGTTAATAAAGAAAAAGTTAACGTAATACACAACCGGGTTGAAGTTGAGTTTGAGCCCGGAGTCGGACTTGATGTAGCAGAGGGCGAGGATGGGCAGGATCCGCAAGCTATTCTTAAGTGGTCGGACGACGGGGGTAGCACCTGGTCGAGTGGGCGTTCTGTAGATATCGGTGAGTATCAGCAGTATGGTACGCGGGCAATCTGGCGGCGATTAGGGAAGAGTCGTAACAGAGTATACGAACTCACCATAGAAGAACCGGTGAAAATTATTTTAATAGGCGCTTATGCAAATATAAAAGCGTGTGCATTTTAAAGGAGAATGATATATGATAACTCCGAAAGCAATGGTAGATGGTACAAACTTAACGGATGCGGCGGTTACGTATTATACTGTCGGGGCCGGGACCCGGGCCGTTATTAAGAAAGCGACCTTTGTAAATGACGATACGAGTTCGCTGACGGTTACGATTAATCTCATTTCGTCCGGTGGATCCGCAACGTATGCAAACCGGTTGGCCAAAACAAAAACATTAGCTGCGGGAGAGACCTGGACGTGCTATGCCATAGAGAATCATTCACTTGAAGCAGGTGGGTTCATCTCTATGTTGGCATCCGTAACAGCGAAAGTGGGTTGCAGAATTTCAGGATATGAGGTGACATAATGGGCTACATAGAGAATATGCAAAGACAACAGGCGTTAGATAAGAGAATGCAGCGTAGAGATGTGGAAAGAAAGGAAAGAAGACTAAGTAGATCTGAACAAAGAGCAGCCGAGAGACAAGCGGAGCAGGCGACAGTCGCTGGGGGCCAGCAGGTTGCCGCTGCCGGTCGGATGGAAGGCATGTACAAGAAGCTGCTTGGTGGCATAGGCGACACTACGGCTACTGCCACAGCTTCCGCCAGAGGTGACTTGGCGCCATGGCGTAAAGCAGGTGTGGATGCACTTGGTCAACTTCAGACAAAAATTGCCGCTGGTCCAGGAGAATTTGAAGAAAGCCCCGGGTATCAGTTTAGACTTGCCGAGGGACAGAAGGCTATTGAAAGGGGGGCTGCCGCAAGAGGTGGTGCGCTAAGCGGCGCGGCAATGAAAGCCGGGATGCGATATGGGCAAGATTTTGCTACAAAGGATTATGATAATTTTCTCCGTAGGTATTATGAGTCCATGAGCCCCCTTGAGCGGATGTCGGGACAGGGCATGGAGGCCGCAAGGGGTATGGGTGAGTTTACTTTATCAGGGGCGGGTCAGGCAGATGACGCACGGTTTCGAGCTACACAGGGGATGGCGGGGGCTGCACAATATGGCGGTGAGTCATTGGCTGGTGGAACTATGAATGCCGCTAATATAATGGCGGCGCAGAGTGCGGGCAAGACCCAGAGAGATGTAGCTTATAATGCGTGGAAATTAGGAGAAAGTACAAGAGATCGAAGAGAAGGAATGTGGGGTTTTACTTAAATTGAGAGGTTACTAAAAATGGCAATACCACAAGCGTACATACGAGACCCAAAACATGCGAATATCATGGCCCAGATGCTACAAGCCCGACTTGGGTATGCTAAATTAGAACCAAAGGGACTCAAGGTATCCGGGGGGTCCGGGAAGTCTGGGGCCACTACGTTCCATGATAAACGGGCGGCCAAGAAGGCCAAGAAGGCATCGGTGAAGACGGCACAGGCTCAGGCGGAAGCTAATGTAATGAAAACTAAAGCCGCTACACAAGAGATGAAAGCCCGTGGTGAGGAGAAAAGAACCGCCGCCGAAGAGCAACGGGCGCAGCAATCCAGCAAAAATAAAATGGCCAAAGAGAGGCATAAGTCAGCTATGCTAGACGCGCTCGCCGATAGAACTAAAACAGTTATGGGTAATCTTGGGAAATGGATGCCACAGGTAACGCAAGAAAACTATAGAGACATCTTTAACTTTGGGCGGGAGACCCTTGGTGATAGTGTGGGTTCTTTCATGGCTAATCCGGACGAGATAGAGGGTATGAGCCCTGTAGAATGGAAAGTAGCCCACAGTAAACTATCAGGTGCCCTTGAGAGCCCCAGCGACAAGAAGGCCCGTGGGGTCGCTGCAAAAGGGGTAGAGATAGAGAAAAAACGAATGGCTAAGGATAAGACCGCCGCCCGGAAAGAATATATCCGAATACAAGGTGTGCTTGATAGGGTACGTAATACAGGTGGGTTTAGCCCAGAGATTTTCGCCATGCTATCCCCAGAGATGCAGACTACTTTACAGGGCACTGATCGCGAAGAGTATACCGGTTTACTGGAAGAATACTCCCAGCAACTTATGGACGAATATGGCTTTAAGTTTAAAACTAAAGAGGACGATAGGCCTCCTCCGGGGGAGCATGAGGGCAAAATTATAAGAGATATTGAATCTGGAAAACGCTTTAAATCAGATGGAAAAAATTGGAACGAGGTTAAATAATGGCATACGTATTTGAAGACGAGGAGCCGACCGACAGGTATGTGTTTGAAGACGAGCCCCCACCGGAGCAAGAGCCCGTGGTCACGTCCGGCAGGTATGTGTTTGAAGACGAGGAGCCGGTAGACGTCGTACCAGCAGAACCGGAGCCAGCGGTCACATCCGGCAGGTTTGTATTTGAGGATCTTCCCACGGTGGAACCTGAACCTGAGGAGGGTCGTACATTCGCGGGCGCCTTAAAAGATGCTGGTGTGACGGTAGGGGCCTTTGCAAAAACACTTTCAAGAATACCGGAGAACCTTGCTGCGAAAACAATTTCAGCAGTTCAGGGTCAAGCGGGGGCATCGGTTGTAGACAGGGGCATCGCAGACAGATTTGTAAATTGGGTTGATGACCGTAATCGTAAATTAGCAGAGCAGTACATGGATGCCGGAGATTTTATTCCAGGTCTTATTTCTAAGAGAGACGTTGCCGAGCTTGGCCCGAACTTAGGTTTTTCTGGTGTTTCCATGGCCGGCACACTTGGTGCCGGAGCGTTGGCGTCGCCTGTGCCAATACCAGGTGCCAGAATAGCCGCGGGGATGGCCGGGGGTGCGGCAGCAGCGCATCGTATGGACACTTACCAAGTAATGAATGAATGGCTTGAAAAAGTAAATCAGGAAAGTATAGACAAAGGATTGGGGCCGATATCTAAAGCAGAAGAAGAGAAGTTTAAAAAAGATATGAGCGCCCTTGCAACCGAGCATGGCGCATGGGAAGCCGGTCCGGAAGGACTTGGTAATATACTGGAGTTAGCTTTACTCACGGCCAAGAATTTGCCGGGCGCTAAGTGGCTGCCTAAAAAACTTACTGGGAAATTGGTTAAGGGCGGTTTACGTGCGGCGGGTTTAGCCGCCACAGAGGTAGCGACAGAGACCCCAACATTAATAGGGCAACAGCGAGTAGAAGCAAAGGCCGGTATGACAGACGAAGTGCCGTTAGAATGGACGAGCGGTAAGGACATTCTAAAATCCGCTAAAAAAGTTCTCCCGCAAGTATTGTTGTTAGCAGGATTTATGAGCGCCGGTGGTGCTGCATACCGGAAAGCCACAGGTGAGGCACCGCCTGCCGCGCCCATAGAGCCACCTGTTGAGCCACCAGCACCTGCACCTATGGATGCGGCGGTTATAGGTAAGATAGGGGAGTCTCTGAAAGCGGGGAAGATTACGCCGGAAGAGGCTCGTAATTTAATTAAACGGCCCCGGATGGAACATTTAGCACCACAGGTTGAAGAGCTGATTAAGGTCTTGCCAACGCCACCAAAAGATGCGATAGTGGCTGAAATACCAGAGGGAGAAAGACCTATGACGGAAAAACCTGATGAAATAAAAAAACGTTCGATACTAAAAAAACTTGACGATGGTGGTACCGAGTTATATAAATTATCAAAACCTGATTTTAAACTTGTATTTAAAGATACGGGGGGCGATGAAACAACAGCATGGATGCATAGAAGGTGGGTAGA